TGGAAGCTGTAGTGTCAGATAACTTGACTGCCACTCCATTGTCAAACTCCCAGTCTGCTCCGTCAACTCTTACTTTATCCAGAGTTGTCTCGTCGTAACGAATGCCGCCATCTTTGTTGCTACCGAAGTAGATACGCATATCATCAGCGATACGCAGGTCGGGGGTTCCTGTTACGCGCTTGATATCTAATGCGCCATCTGCATCAGTGTAGACAAATTCTACGTCTCCAGATGTACCAAACTCAAGTTCTTGTCCATCTTCGATGACGAGTTTCCCAACTCCATTGGCACGAAGAACAAGATCGGTATCCGTAGTGCTAGTTGTAATGACATTGGCGTTGAGTTGAATGTCATCAACTAACCAATTATCAATCTTAGAATTACTATCGAGGATAGCAACAGAATCGGCGGTTAGAACACCATGGACATGATCCATCATGTCGGTGAAGTATCTACCACCAACTACCTGCGCGGCACCATTATTGTCACCGATGAATAGACGGTCACCTTGGTTTGCTTGAGTACCAGTGCCACTTTGAGTTACGGCTAATTCGCCGTATGTAATAGTACCTGGCGCTACTGTGCCTGTACTTCTTTTAATGAGGATGGATGATGCCATCAGAACGAACCCCCGTTGATCGTGATGTTATTTAAAACGTTAGTTGCAACAAACTTGCTATTTGCCTGGTCATATACTAAGACTGCACCGTCATTCAAACCGCCCTGAGAAGTATCTGTAAGATCAACGTCGGAGAGACCACCTACGCTTCCTCCTCCGCCACCAGCAGCGACTCTCGTTACTCTTGGAACTGATTGGTCCCCGAATCTAAGTCTTGCCATTAGAGTGTAACTCCCTCTAGAACGCTTACAGTACCTTCCAGAACTCTAGTCTTCTGACCAGTTGTGGAAGTAATAACAACGTCATAAACATATCTGCCTGCCTTCATAGCAGCAGTGGCAGTGTTCCCTAGAGATAATTGTACTTGACCTGCGGTTGGTGGATTCAAAACTGCAGCAGTAACGGTAACCGCTGTGCTGCTTGTATAATGTTTTTTAATCTTGCAAGCCACTGTATATCCAGTCAAATCAAACATAGTCCCGTTATCATTCTCTACCGTAAAATCGGTAATGAAATCGGCACCTTGATAGATCAAAAGATTGGATACTGCAGAAGCCATTCTCTAAAGAATTCCTTATATTATTTAGCTCATTGCTATTTATCCAGTTGAGAGATGACACTCTTCAGTAGATCTCTTAGCTCCCTGACTTCATCTTTCAACTCGCTAAGTTCTCTATCTTTTTTCTTCCTTTCCTCTCTTGCCTTTATATACGCTTCGTATCCTGCATTATCGGTGTTGATAATTGCATTAGAAGTCTCATCCCTGCCGAGGTTAGTGTGACCTTCGACAGGAATGAGTTCAATATATTCATCCTTCATTATGCCAGTGCGATTGCTCGCAGATCCTTAACTCTAGGTATATATGGTTGCTGATAACCAGTGAGGGCAATCTTGATTTGGAATGCGTCGAAGTTTGTTACATCTTCGATTGTGTATTCATAATCATCAAAGATTCCAGGATCGTTTTGTGGAACAATGATTCCTGCATCTGGTCTTCCATCGGTATTGAAGAACTCAAAGTCAAGATCATCAACGTTTCCACCATAACCAACTGGTATGAGCTTGTACATTACAACAATGTTGGATTGAGTGAAGACGTTACCAGAGATCATAACTCTCAGAGCGGTTGCGCTATTGTCGAGTCTAGCAAGTCTAGTGATGTAATTTGCTACGCATTCTCCACCAACAGACTTGGATGGAGTTGCATTGTTGTAGACGTTTGCCGACGTGATAATTGAGCACTTCTCAAGGTCAATGACAGGAGAAAGGTTGTCTCTCTCAGAACCAAGATCAATTTCCATAGTGAATGATTTCTCACTGTTCATGTTGTTGATTTCATTCAACTCAGAGGCAATGAGTTTTGTAGAAGTAAAGTAGTTCAGTTCACCGAGAGTTACTTCACTGTAAGTAGTGTCCTTGACAAAGGAGGTCTCTGCAGTTACCCCAGATGGGAAAGGACCAGAGGAAGTTCCACTTGTTCCAAGAACACGAGCTACCAGAGAAGTTTCTGGCTGTACTTGAGACTGGATTTGTGGAGTCAGAACATCCCAAGGAATATTCTGAGAAACCAGAATGTTTGGACCACCAGCACTGATCGACTTGCCAGCGTTTACTCCAGTTACCTTTAACTTATAGGAGTGTGGGCTATTGATGGTGATGAGACCGCCAGTGCTGGAATTATGTGTGGTATTAATTTTTGTCAGTGGGATACCAGCGAGGTTGTAGCACTCAACAATAGCGTTATCTGCATGATCGAGACCAGTAGAAGTTCCAGAACCATTGCTCCAGTTTCTCCCGTTAGTTGCGACGGTAACAACGTTACCTGCGATAGAAGAATATGCAATGATTTCGTCTCCACTTCCATCTTCTTCTTCACCAAGAATTCTTAAGAATCCTGGGTTGCCATTGCTGATTGCAGAACCACCGATAGTTGTGTGGAACTCGGATGCATCATCAAGAGTCATTTGAGTAGCAGTTGTTCCGAATGCTCCATTTAGAGCCGTATCTGCAACTTCAGAAATTACGTTCTGAACTTTTACATAGTTGGAGTTAGACTGCATACCATGATTAGAGTGGAATACTCTAATTTCATCGCTTCCACTTGTTAACTGGAAGGTGTTTGGAAGGAGACGCAGATATCCACCATTGCCTTCACCAAGCTGAGCGTTATTGAGGATAAGTCTAGATGGTGCAGATGTATTTGGAAGTGTAAATTGACATCTATAGATCTTGAACATCAGATCTTCAAACTGGGAAGGAGTCCAAGTAGAAGCGTTCTGAGATTTGAACAGAACACCGATATATGGTTGTTCAGAGATCTTCTCACCAGCGTGAGCAGCATCAATAGCATCTTCACCGAGAATAGAGATGAAGGTCTTGTAATTATTAGAATCGGAAGTCAGAACAAGAGCAAATTCGGATCTGTATGGAATGAATACGGGAGATTCAAATGTAAATGTTGTTGGTGTAGATGCATCTTCGGAAGTGAAGACTTCCGCTGGTTGCTTAACTACCTTGGAGAAAGGTACGATAATCTGAGTTGGAGTTCCATTGGTTACAACTCTAATATCCAAAGAAACTGGGATTTCAGAGTCCTTAGTTTGGAAGAACAGATCAACCTTGCTCAGGAATACACCACCCTCAAGACCAGCCTCATCAACAAGGAAGGTTTGTGCAAGTGGGTCAACAAATCTAGTGCTTGTGCTAGAAGATGTGCTGACGAGAGTTCTTTCTTGTCTTAACTCCTCAGAAGTGACTCTTGCGTTTCTTACAGAAATAAGAGTTTCCTGTTGAGTTTGGAGCAGACCAGAAGAAGTAAACTCTGCTTCAGCAGAAGAATCTGACTTTCCAGTTACTCGGTTGTCATCGGTTTGGTCGGTCAATCTAAAGAGTCTGGTTCCAGTCTTAAACTTGATGTTTCCAGCTACGTTTGGATTGGAGATAAAGAAACTACCTCTAAGGTTACCAGAACCGTCTGTAATGAGGGACTTATCCGTTACCTTAGCGATTGCACCAGAGGTAGAACCAACAAGATAATCGTTAAGTTTTGGCGAACCGTAGTAAGTTCCTTTTGCTTGATCTGCAAGTGCTTTGGTGTCAATATTTACAAACCCAAGGTTGGATGTGTAGTCATTTACAGAACTAATATCGGATCCATCTAAGGGATTGATACTGTAGTTTTCGTTTGGAGTGGTTGCTCTTGCTTTGAATCTGAAGTTGCCATTGGCATCCTTGACAGTTACAGTTTCGCCAATTTGGAATGGAATGTTGTTTGTCTTAGAGTCAACTGCAGGATCTTTGGTCAATCCAATGATCTTTGGTGTGATGTTTGCAGTTGGAATAGCGATTCCATCGAAGAAAGCATAGAACTTCGTTCTTGGCTTGAGTTTTTGTACGGTGAAATCAATATTTCTGGAGCGCATGAAGTTGATGTGCTCAACAGAAACGAGTCTGTTTCCAAGTGACTGCTGCTCAATAACAGGAGTAACTCTGTAACGAATACCAGTTCTAGTCTGTCTGGTAGTTGTAGTTGTGGTTGTGGTGGTTCTAATTTCTTGTCTTCCACCACCTTTGCCACCACCACCGCTTCTAGACTCGGAAGTGGATGTCGAAGTACCTGTCCAGGTTGTTTGCCAAGAATTCCAATGTACAGGAGAGAATCCATTCTGATCGGCATTATATTCACGAACAGTCGTGAGGAAGTTACCTTCTAAGGTTGGACCCTTGATTGGAGACAGAGTTTTTGTATCTACCCAGTTATCCGATTCTGGATATAACTTAATATCGCCAATGTAAGTGAAAACGTTGAATGGGTTTACGTTTTCGACACCAGAAGCATAGGACTGCTCAAGAAGAAGCTTATCCGTGAATGGCAGTGTGACGATATCGCCAGTCTGCTTAATATTGGTAGAAGATGTTCCAGGTACGAGAGGAACTTGGGTGGTGTAGTGACCAGGACGAAGTTCGCCTCTTTCAAAGTCTACAGAAACTCTATAATCTGGGTGCAGAGTGTCGCTAGTGGCGAGACTTGCAAAGTTATCAACAATGAAACCATTCTTGAATCTATCGAGACCACTTGTATCTCTGATAGTCATGTTTGCAGTTTCACTCTCAAGTAAGGAGAGTTGAGTATAATATTCGAGATTCTTGATTCTCTCATCAAGTCTCTGAATATCTCTAAATGTATATCTTCTAAAGTTGGTCTCTACAATACTTACATCTTGATCAACATCAAAGACATAAGGTTGGTATGTAATTGTTGCCAAAAGCATTGCATCATCAATGTCTTCTGGTTGAACTGGGGTCTCAGAAGGAGAACCCTTGACAATCTGAATTACATTATCCTTATTGAGGAAAATCTTGTCAATTCTTCCAAGATAATGCTCATAGCTAATAATTGTAGTGTCACTTTGACCAGGAAGACCAACTAAGTTTCCAGTGAAATCTCGGTTGTTGAAATCAAGCAATCCACCACTAGTTAAAGTGTATGGAGATGTTCTAGAACCAGATCCACTAAGGTTTGCTGGGACAATTGGTCTATAGTCAATGGTATCTCTAAGTGCAGTTCCATTATAAGAAGGAATCTCCTTATACTCGGAATCTGGATAAGAATCAACGGTATAGAATCCAGTTCCACTGGTGGTTAAGAATCTATCAAAGATAACAAAAACTCTATGAGTTGGTGCGGTATATCCTTGCTTTCTTACGATTCTAGAATAATCGTAATACTGATCTCTCTGACCATTATCCAGATCATAGCTATTTGTGATGTTCTTAGATCCATTGACGACAGAACCAGTTACGATTTTCAGTGTCGAATTTGGACCAGTGATATTCTCCCCATCGCTAAACTTGTCATCTTCTACTGGAATAAAGTAGACGTAGTTGCTGTCAAGCGAAACGACTCTAGCTCTAGATCCAGAAGTAGTACCAGTGATGATTTCATCAATTTGAAGAGTTCCAGTCAAGTTAGTGTACTGGAAACTTGGAAGAATTGGATCTTGATCATCATTAGATTCGTAGATTGCTTTAATCTTGAATACGTCAGCACACCCAAGAGAAATTGCTGCATCATCAACTCTATAACCATATCCATTTAAGGATTGGGTGAGACCGTTTACTGCAGATCCATTTGTATCATCAATCTTAAGGATCTTCATCCTTTCTGTTGTCTTGACCTTCGCAGATCTATCACTTTGGAATACGGTAGCAATAACTTCAACGGCGGTTACTGCATTGTCTAAAGAACTTACGGTAACCGAAGACTGTGCCCCAGAGGCAGCACTGAAGGTTAATGATCCACCATAAGTAACGATAGTTCCCGTTGGCATTGTACCGCCACCAGCGGTAACTACAATCATAAAGTCGTCGGCGTCAGTTGCATCTCTGAACTGAAGACCTGTACCAGCGGTCAAACTGAAGGAACCAGAAGATACTGAAATTCCAGTGTAGCTCTTTCTAAAGAATCCAGAAGGAGCAATTGTATTGTTCTTATTAGTATTTTTGATTGCTGTCTGACCGATGGTAGACAGAAGAGTTCTACGATTAGTTTCTTTGATTTCTGGTCTAGTTCTTACAATGGAGCTAGTAATTGAACCATTAGCAAGAGTGGTAGATCCCAAACGAGTGATATTAAAGTTATAATTATCAGTAATAGCAGTAATTTTTGCTTTGTGTGCTTCGTTATTGTTTGAAAATTCAATGATATCATTAATTCTAAGTTGGGACACAAAGTTGGACAAAGTTGCGGTTACGGTAGCGTTTCCTCCAGCAACACCAGAGAGGATTGGACCACCAGCAGGAAGGGCAACCTTGACATCAAGAACAGTGTCTCCAGTAAAACCACCACCAGTTAAGGACTTTACATCAGTAAAGCTATATGCATATGCAGCGGTAGCAGTTGCAAATGTAGATCCATTCTTCTGCAGAACCTCTCCACCAGCAGCGAAGGTTCCATTCACTCCATAGAGATAACCTGTTGTTCCCGAACCAGTTGCAACAAATCCAGTTGCACCAGAAGTAGCACCTACAAGATAATCACCAGCAGTCCAAGTGACGCTGTTTGTGGTTACTTTTGTATAGAGTGTTGTATCCGCAACGTTTAATCTATAAAGAGTGCTGGATGTATCTCTATCACCATCTTCATATGAGAATCCATATACTCTTGTTTTTCCAATAATGGTGCCAACAGGAGTTCCAGGTGTGGTTACTCTTTCATCCCTAAGATCAATCTCTTCATATAAAGTTGGAGCTTGATATGCATTATCAAGATAGATGTAATTACCGAAAGAAGCGGTAATTGCTTGGTTATCTTGACCGACAAAAGTTCTTGGTTTTTCTACATCCTTATACGATGTGGATTGTCTTTCTGTTCTGAAACCAGAAATATACGCAACACCAGAAGAAAGTTGAACTGCTACATTATCTTCCGATGCAGTATTTTCATCTGCGGTTACTGCACCAGCAGCAAAAACACCATTGTTGAAACCATTGTCAAGATTCTCTCTTACATCTACAGAGAACTTCTTAACGTAATAATCCCCAGACTCTTCTCTTGTTCTATTTGCAAGAACTTCATTGATGAAACCAAGATCACTTCTAACAACTTTCTTCTGTACCTTACCTACATCTGTTCTAAGAAGTTCGATAAAGTCAGCAGCATTAGGATCTGTGACGTTTTTCTTGACTAAAGTAAGATTAATTTTAAATCTATCTGCACCAGGAGCAGAGAAGTTGGTACTACCAATTGCATTGTCATAGAGAGTATCATCCTCATCTGCAGTGATGAGTCTCTCTTCTACCTTCAGACCTACTTTGTAACTTGGGGTCGTTCCGTACTGATCAAGAATAACAGTTTGTTGAAGAACTGGTACAAAATACCCTCTAACAAAATAAACACCAGCACTGATATTAGCAGTAGATCCTTTGGAGTTGGCGTTAGAATTTAAAAGTTGTGCTAAAGGTGTACCAGCAGAAATGGTAGTTGACTGATAGGTTACATCCTCTTCGCATGTCAATACTTCACCGTTAGTGAAAGTGGTTGTTGTATTGTCAGATGCTTTTTGTAAGTATGTGACGTAGAAAGAAATATTACCTCTCTCCGAAGTAGCAGCGGAGATGGAGAAATTGACCCGTGCTCTGACTCCAGATGTGGATCCTTTAATAACTTTTCCATCAAGAGCAGTTCTATATAATTCAACATCCAGGTTCAAATAGTTATTCTGAATGATGACAATTGGCAGTTCATTGTTTAGTGTGATTCCACCAGGAACCACCATAGAACCTTCCTTGTATACACCTTGCCCAAACGAATCAATCTGATTCTGCAGGATACTCTGCAGAGTCGTCAGTTCTCTAGCTTGAACAGGATATCCTGGCTTAAAAAGAACTTTTAGAAACCCCTTATCTGAGTCAAAGTCGTCAAAATAAGGGGCGATGTTCAGGTTAGTATTCTGTGCCATTTAGAATTCTATTACTACTTTGAGCTCTTCATTTTGGTCCGCCGATCTAGTGATCGGATTTCTATTATCTATGTAGAGGACTTCTCCAGAATTAATTTCAATTTCTTCATTTGCATAACCAGCAACAAAAGAAACGCCCAATTCATATACAGAAACACCGATGGTGATCTGGGACACTGGGATAGATGAAGTACCAAAAGTCGAATCTGGGGTTCCAGTAATTCCAGAATCAGATGTAATCTCGTTTGATCCAGAAAACTCAACTACGTTTCCTTGATACACACCATCTACAGAATCCTGAACATACTTCAGTGTCTTAGTGGTAGAATCATATGAAACTACAAATCCCTTAGCATTTGTATTTGCTTGTGTAATGATGTCTCCAGGTGCAAAGTTTCCACTTGGAGTTCCAGTTCCAGATTGAGGGAATTTGATGGCTCTAACCCCAGATCTGGTGTTTTGGTTAGAGACTGTTGTAGTATTGTAATCATATGGATTGAGAACAATACCAATTCTTCTGTATGTTAAATCATTTGGAAAGTCAACAAACGCATTGGTGGTTTCCAATTTGGTGGAGAACATCAGGCGATATGACCCAAGTTCTCTGGCAACATCTTTACCATGACCACCGTTAGGTGGAATGATTACATCCAGATTTGCAGATGTTCCACTACCAACGTTAGGGATTAACGCAACGTCTACAGTTGCAAAGGTATATCCACTACCAGCGGAAGTAATAATGACCGAAGTGATAGATCCAGAAACAATGGTGACAGTGCAATATGCTTGAGTGCCTCCGTTCTTTTGCCAATCACCACGAACAGGAACATTGGTATATGTTCCATTGTTGTATCCAGTACCAGCATTTTCAATTACGATGGTATCGATAGCACCCTCGTTTGCAGCGGACTGTACGAGAGAATTGGTAATTACTGGAATGAACTCAGAAGTAACAAATTTCAAAATGTTATCCGCATCGATGGTGTACATGTACTTCCATCTGTACGAATAGTTTCCAGGGCTGTCGCCAGTCTCAATAACAGTGGTAGATGTTCCAGTTGGTTCTACCAGAGAAGGACGACCTCTAGGATAATCTGGAGATTGACCGTTATACAGACACTTATAAACGTTGTATTGACTATTCATTACATAGAAGTTCGAGTCATACAACCTAGATGAACCATTTGAGGCTGTTTTTGCTGGAGCGTAGTCTGGTTTGTACATAGAATATACTTTACCAGTTCCACCAGTGGTATTTACTGGATCAATCCAGTCAACTCTAGGAATAACCAAAGAAGTGTCAGAAATGTCAATTCTCTTAAATGCAACAGAATCTCTATAAGAGTCTCTGTGGTATTCAAAACTATCAACAGGCTCATTGGTAGGTGGGCTGTCGGGAGAACCCCACGATTTTGCGCGACCGATGAACATATACACCCTATTCGTGCTGAGAAGAGTGTCTCTGAAACTTTCGGCAGCGTAAATTCTAAATTTATCAGTGACTAATGCCATGCCAATTGAGCTTTCTAGTTATTTATAAGGATCTAAAACGAATCTCTGGGAGAAGGGAAATATTGCCAGATGTAGTTCTAGAGAATGGATACTCCACAGTAAACTCTGTGGCGCTTGTGACTGTTACTGTGTAACTTCCATCAAAACCATCTCCAGAAGTATGCTTGAGATACATACTCATTCCAGTGACAAGATTGTGATTTCCAGAGGTAGTTACTGTACATGCAGTTCCAGAAGAACTGTAAGTTCCAGTTACAATTGTATTTGCAAGTCCAACCCCCGTAGATGGACCAGTTCCAGCATATCCCCTACCGTTAGTTGCAACCGTGAAAGTATTTGCAACAGTATCTCTGGATCCATAAAGGACTCTCTCAACGGTCCAAGCAGAACCGTTATAGACTTGAATTAAGATTTCTCCATCATCAGAGAATCCGATTTGTTGGTTGCTATTCCAATGTACGTTTTCAGCAGTAATCGTTGTATCTGTGTCTGTGATAGAAGCAGAAAGATATGTATTTGCAAGAGCTACGCTATTGGAAACAATTCTATCTCTCTGTGCCCTCTCAATGGATACTGGATGGCATGGAACAATATCGGGAGCAGATGTATATCCATTTCCACCAACTAAGTTGATAATTCCAGTTACGGATCCTGTATTTGGATCAATGGTAGTTTCTGCAAATGCACCTTCTCCTCCACCACTAGTGAATACCAAATATGGGGGAACTTCATAATTACTTCCAGCATCTACAATAGTCACTGCTACAACTCTTCCGCCACTAATAACAGCACTGAAGGATGCTACATTTGGTTTCAAACCAACGTATTCATAAGTATCAATTGTATTTGAACTACTTACGCTAGCAAGCAATCTTTCGCTTCCTTCACTTTGAACATTAACAATATCGCCAGGATCAATACTATTGAATGTTTCTTCTACAAGAACATCATCATTAGATCCAAGATAACAATAAAGAACACAAACAGATCCAGACCTAGGTGCTTCTGTGAATTCAAGAAGAGATCCTCTGAGGTTATATGCAACTCCAGGCTCCTGATATACTCCATTGATGAAAATGAGGAGGTTTCCAGATGCATCTACAGTTGGGTCATCAGATTCGATGGAGAAAGGATTGCTGTTCTCTTTAATGATGAATGTCTTCTTATTGCTGTCGAAGAATGGAGATAAATCATCAAGAAGATTTAACTTACCAAAGTAGAAGCAATAGAAGTCCATGTTGCCCAATGGAGCTTCATTGAAGGTAATACTGCTACCAGTATAAAGATAAGAATCATCCGTACCTTTAACTTGCAGTGTACTGTTCAAGAACAGTAAGAAGTTATCACTAGCAGGCAGACTGTATGGTGTTCCACCAACTTCAGCGGTAAATGTGGTGTCAACTCCATCAAAAGTGACATCATTTACTTCAACTTGGAATTCTTGTGTTGGGGACCCAGCTAAAGTTGCACTTACAATATCGTTATTGGTGTATCCAGATCCACCATCAACAATACTAATCGATACAACCTCTCCGCCGACCACAGAGATGTTTGCAGTTGCTCCAGATCCACTTCCTCTCTTATTGGTAAGTGGTTCGGCATTGTATACTCCATCAGTATATCCAGCACCAGCAATCAAACCATCAGTAGTATCAAAGTCTTTGATTCCATCACCGAAAGTATCAAGAACAAAGTCATTATTGTAGGATGCCTTATCAAAGTACATGATAAGCATCTCTGAAGCATCTAAAGGTGCCTCCGAGAATGTGAGGATATCATTTGCAAAACTGAATCCTGCAGGATTTTGGATAATTCCATTGATCGAAACAATCAATTGACTCTTTTGTGCAGTCTTTCCAATTTCGGTAGAAATATCTACAGAATTCTTTCTGAGTTTGAATTCATTGTTAATTCCATCGACGGATAGAGTTAATTGGTGAGCGTTTCCAGTTCCAAGAGCAGTAATGTCAACAACACTTCCACCTGGAGCATCTAAAAGCTCAATTGTATCAGCGTCGATGACACTGATGTAATATGCAGTATTTCCAGAAAGTCCACCAATAGGATCACCAGTTCTTACGTTTGGATAGAATCCAAAGTCCTTATTTGGAATAGATCCTGGATTATCAATACCATCAGTAAGGATTTGTGCCAATGTTGTGATTGCACTAACCACATTTGTACATCCACCTGAAACAGTTGTAATAGATGGATCAGAAACAGGAACAATTGAAGTATACGTACCAATTGGAAGATTGTTGTCAATTGCAAGAATGGCAAGATCTCTTGCTTTGTTGTATGCAGCAATAGTCTCTGCTTCTTCTCCACCAATATGCAGAATTGCGTTTGCTGGTGTTGTTCTGGTAATTCCATTAAGATTTCCTGGATTTCCAGTTGTTCCAACCGCTTGATCTAAAATTCCGAAGAGAGTTGTCATCGAAGAAACAACATTCTGGCAGGAGTTAACATATCCCCCGCCACCAGTTCTAGTTGCATGTGCCATGCTATCTGTATTGATAGCAGTGGTGACAATAGCAAAGAGAGTGGAAATTGTAGACTTAATAGCTGCACAACCACCAAGATCAACGGTAATTGTATTGTCAGTGGTCTGGGTTAATCCATGAGATCCCTGTACAGTAATTACTTCATTGTTTATTGCCTTTTGGCACATATCTCTTGCGAGATTCATGATTGCAATAGTTTCTGCCTCTTCATTGTCAATATGACTTGTTCCAACATAGTAGGAAGCAGCATCGTAGGTATGATTATTTCCACCATATCCAACGTTCTTCGATACCGCATCAATAACATCAATAACATCATCGATACAGTTTTGGTTACCAGTTGGGACGGTAAATGATGGATTGGCAATTAGATATTGCTCAACTGCCTCATTTGCAATGAAGGTTTTGTTGGATTGCAGAAGATTATATGCATCACCGTTTCTATCAGCAATAAAACCAATAGGATCTGTTGAAATGCTGTTATCGATGAACTGAGTCTTTTGGGTATAGAGAGCTGTAATTGGATAGTTTTGAATTACATCCTCACAGAGCTCCAATGCGATCTCAAATGCTTTTCTTGTTTGATCTTCTTCACCTTGAACATGAGACCCTGTTACATAAAGATTCGCTGCATCATACACCTCACTATTTCCGCCATATGCAACGTTGTATGCAATGACCTCAATAATATCGATAATATCATCAATACAATTTTGATCCCCACCAGGAATACCAGCAAATCCAGCAGAAATACCAACAATGGGGTCGTCTAACATGCGACCAACTGCTTCCTCAGCAATAAACTCTTTATTTGCTCTCAGAAGTTCTCTGGCGTCACCATATCTATCGCCAACTAATACTGTTTGTCCAACATAAGACTCAAGTGCAGAAACAGTGAAGGAGTTACCACCGTAACGAAGGTCATTTGCCCAAGCAGCCAGAACAAGTCTAGTGTCCCTAGCGCAAATGGATCTATCGTAGTCTGGTTTTGTACCATCAGTCAGAGATGGATAATTTGCTTCCAGATATCCAATTACCTCTTCTGTGATGTAATCGATGTTTGCAACAATGAGATCTCTAGCATCTAAGAACCTATCTCCACCAGCATCATAGACGACTCTTTGGTTATCTACGAATCCATGATTGGTTAAAGTGAGTCTGTCTGTCGCAGTATCAACAACGCTAGCAGATCCAGCATCAAAAGCGATAGATCTGGTGTTTACATTATCAATTTTATATACGATACATGTCAGAATTTTTTGAACATCAAGCAACTGCCTACCAAACAAAAGAACTTCTGTTGGAACTGCTGCTGTGTAATCTGGTTTACCAAGAGCAAAATTAGTAATAGTGGAAAGTTTACCAGTGTTTTGTGCAGATGGTTTTGGTGTGAATATAGTTAAACCATTGAAGGATTGTAGGGTTTGTGGGGGATTTCCAGGAATCCACCAGTTATAAAGGTCATTAGTTACATAATCTCTAACTGGTCTTGGTCTAAATGATTTGAAGGTTGCAGTCTCTACAATTTGAGATCCAAATACTTTGAATCCAGCTGGGTGTGCTGCAAATTTTACAGGATTTTTCCATTCACTAATATTAATAGAGGAAGAAATCTCATAAGAAAATTCTTGGAATCTATTACTATCATATAATCTCTGCTCATTAATATCCAAGAAACCAGTAGTTCTTTCCCAAGTGTTACCAGAAATACTGATAGGCGACACTTCAAAGACCGCATCTGCTCTGTCAAATGCATGGATTTGACCAAATGCAGCAGTTTCTCCACCAAATACAGGTTCGCCAATTTTAAACTCACCATCAAAGATTTCAACACTAACAACTCTACCTTTAGGATCCCAATTCTTAACGATACCGCGAGCGGTATAAGATGCCCTAGATGCACCTTGATAAAGAATTTCCCCAACAGCAAATTCTCCTGGTTTCATATATGCAATGATATTATCACCCAAATCAGTCGTGTCTAACACAAATGTGGCTAATCCATTGTTTCCTAAAGTTGGTGGAGTAGTAAAGGCAATGAAAGTTCCAGCATTAGCGTTTGCGAGACTAGTAGCTAATCTAATTTGATTGTTTCCTAATCCATTTGCAATAGTATCTTCAATGGCATAGTAAACGACATTAGTTTGGAGTGGTTGTGGAAGAGTTCCATATACCTGTCTAAGAGTTACTTGTGTGCCAGTTGGAATCTTTGCGTCATATGCAAAGTTGATTGTACTGTTGGACTGAAGAGCAACAAAGTTATGACTAATTTTTGCTTTTACTGTTGGAGCAGAAAGGAATCCTCTACCTGGATTAATCACCTCTACTTCTTGAATTACTTCGTTTTGGATGATTGGATTCAGAACAAAATTAGATCCACTACTTCCTTCGAGAACAATCGTTGGTTTAGCAACAAAGTTGGCACCACCATCAATAACATCAAGGTAATTAATAATTTGGGTTCTAATGAGTTGTAAGTTATATGTTGTGTTTAACTCTGGTTTTAGAGTTCTATCATGACTATAATTGTATGTGATATTGTCACCACCAATCTTGACGATTTCTCCGAGGTTGCTGGACTTGAGTAGAATAGATGCTCCAGTTCCAGTTCTCTGTAAAATATTAATTACAGGGGGAGTTTCAAATTGCTCTCCGCCATCTTGAATTGAAATACTAGTTACACCTTGATTGACAATTGCAGCGTTAAGAATCGCATTGATTCCATTGCCACCACTAACATCAACATCAGGAGAGGATAGATAACCAGATCCACTATTGGTTACTGTTACTGAATCAATTGCACCATTGATCTTTGTAACCGTCGTGGCTGGGTTTGCATGGGATAATCCATTAACCGTCACCGTAAAGTCGTCTGTGCCGTCTACAGCGCCCACAGAGGCACCAGAGATAGTGATGATGTCACCGAGAGCATATGTGCTACCACCGTTCTCTGGAGTTACACTATCAATGTTATTTGTTGCAATGTTAACAACAACAGTAAAGGTTGCATTAATACCGCCAGTAGGAGCAACGCTCTTCTGAGCAACTCCAGTCCAAGTTGTTTGTGCTGTAGTGTATGCTCCGCTATTCTGACTGGTTAGATTAACAGAATTTACAGATCCGTAGTATGGATCGTCGAGGATAATCGAAGGTGCTGTTCTATAATTAGATCCAACTCCAGTAATAGTTACACTTTCCAGAGTTCCAACATTGGGACCCGATGCAGGAATTACAGCAGCTACAGTAGCTTGAGTTCCCGAAACAGCACTAATGCTTGCTTGAGAATCTGAAGAATATACTGTATTTGTATTGGAATTTCCACTAGTAAACATGATATAACCTTTGTTTGCTGCACCAGTGGTGGTGTTTTGAAGTGGTTTTAGTCTTAAAGTTGATGTATCTGGTGTCCAGGAAATAACCTTACCCCTTGCAGTTTGCGTACCTACAGAAGTTTGTGATGTGACAATTTCATCTGGAACGAAAGATCCGAGAACTCCAGTGAGAGTTAAATCTACGAAATCTGGCATACTAACAACTGCCGTTGGTAGAGATGCTGAATTATAACCAGAACCAGGGTTGGATATAGAAACCGAAGAAATGGGACCAGCAATAGTAGCAACTGCAGTTGCACCAGAACCCGATCTTGTAGAACCAACAAGAGCAGGAATGGAAGAATAATTTCTACCATTATCACCGATAGTAATATTACCAATTCCACCCTTAGCGTAAATGGAGTTAGTGATGTAAGAAATTTTATTTGCTGTTGTGTAATTAGATTCTGGTTCTAAATTAATTTGATAACTAATGCTTGTATTTGTAGTTGCCGTTACTGTATTGGTTCCAACAACAGGATCATTGATAATAGTGAAGTATGATCCAGAAATAGTTCCATTGACATCAAAATAATAGAAAACACTGGAAAGATCCACAATTCTAATAGTAATGGATTCTTGATCTCCTGTAATTGGATCATTGACACTATCAAAGATATTTTTATAGCTGAATATATCGGTATTTTCCTGATCTTTAGTGAAAGTTAGTCTCTTTCCACTATTGCTAGAATCAGTTACATCAAATTTATATTTGTGACCATTAATAAAATGGAACTGTGGTTCCTTAACGTAAACCTCAGCAGTGGTGACAATTGCAGCCACAACCGTGGCAAAATTTCTCTTACATACAAATCTTCTATTGCTATCAATTCTAACAACAGAATAATCTGCTTTATCATAAGCGGATGGATTAATGCCACTGATATTGACTGTATCACCAACTCTAAGATAATGAGAAGAATTGGATCTAAACACAATTTCCTTCTCTACTTCTGTGAGAGTGATTGTGAATCCAGATCCAGCGGAAGGAGTTAAATTATTTCCAAGGTTTAAGTTAGTGGCAGAAATAGTATCTCCAATTTCATATCCATACCCAACACTGGTAATAGTTACTGTGGTTACTGCTCCACCGCTAACGACAATAGTAGCTCTACCACCATTTCCATTACCGTTGGTTGTCAGTGGAACATCGGTATAAGTTCCATTCAAATAGTTAGATCCACCAGTGATAGAAGCCCAACCACCCTGGTATAGATTTCCATCGGTTCTTACTCTCTGATATTCCCACTCAACTCCACCAATTCCATCGATTACAGTTCCACTGGTATGAGTTGGGGCAGATGCACCAGAGGTTCCAGCTGCTTTTGCTCTATAGACGTTTACTCCATTAAAAACAAGATCTCCTTGATCATAAGAAGTCGCAGTGGTCCACTCTGCCATTAATTTGGCACTTTGTAAATTGAAGTAATTGAAGTTGTACTTATTATTAATTACCTTGACATTGAAAGTTCTTTCATAGTCATTGTTTCCTAAGGAGACTGTAACTAAATCTCCCTGCTTTACATAGTGACTTTGAGTGGTGGTTATTGTTGCGGTGGTAACATCATCTTCATCAACAGTATAATTTAATGTAGATGTTGGGACGCCTTCTACTGCAGAAATGACTCCACTTAAACCAGATCCACCAGTATTGGTTTCGTCAAATACTAGCCTATCGTTTACCTTATATCCAGTTCCACCTCCCTCAATGAAATATTGATCAATTCCATTGGAGGAATATTTGTTAGTTGAAGAGACAAAGAGAGAATCTGCTTTACTGCCCTTAATTAATGGATAGAATGCAAAGTAACCAATTCCATCTTCATCTAACTGAATAAACTCGCCAGTTTCTAATGTAATAATAGTCGTAGTGTCCTCTAACGCAATATAGAAGAATTCAATATCTTCAAGTTGCTTTCTCTTTACTGTTAAGTTGTCAACATTGATAAATGGACCTTTATAGCGAATTGCATCTTCAGTGAAGTTCTTTTGGAGACCATTACCATTCCAGTTAACTTCATTTGCTTGAGAGTAAAACTCTGGACCAATAAAGTATGGGAATTTTGGATTTCCTGTTACACCGTCGATGGAACAGAAATATGCATAAGTTCCATTTGGAAATTCTGGTGTTACACAGAATCTTCCATTATATTCATCAAGATCACCAAGACCTTCAACATATTCATAGTCTTCAATGAAAGTTCCAAGGGGATCTGTCAGACCATCAACAAGAGATACTCTGGAACTCTTAATTCGATAACTACAAACTAATTCTTTATATTCGTTAAATGGACTCTTGTTCTCTGCATCCTTGAATCCATATGGACCATAGATGGGATGTCCATCATACGCCCATCCAATAATTGGAGAGTGCTTAGTTGGACTTAATTCAGAAAAGGAGTCGCTAATGTTGTCCTGAAGAACGAATCTTAAGTTTTTGGGGTTGAACATGTGACCATATTCACCACCATAAATCAAATAGTTTGTTCCTTGGAATGATGCTCCATTTGCATGGTCAAATGTTCTTCTTGGAACAAAGGTATTTGGGTTTACTCCCATTTCTGCTGCGTTTGCAGCTTCGTTATATGTAAATTCTGTTAATTTTGTTTGGAACTGTGCTCCACTTCCAGGATATACAATATAGATCTCAGTTTTACCTGCACTATATCCAATACCCTTGTTAGTAACTACAATGTCAGTAACAATATTTCTTACAAGATCTACATTAGCATATGCAGTTGCGCCAACACCATCACCAACAATAACCACATCGGGAGGACCATAATATCTTTGTCCACCGAAGGTTACAATGATACTTTCAATCTTACCATTAAGAATGGATGGGTATGCTACAGCGCCATTGCCAGAAACAAGAGTCAGGTTTGGTTCAACAGTATATTGAGACCCTGGATTAGTGACATGTACCTCTTTGATTGGTCCACGTACAACTGCGATAGCGGTTGCACCAGATCCACCTCCACCTGTAATAGAAATCGTTGGAACTGAAGTATATCCAGAACCAGAGAAGGTAACGTTAATATTGGTAACTACACCATTCGTGATGGTTGCAGTTGCAGCAGCAGAATTGGTTGGAGTTGCTCCACCGCCAATAATAGCTACAATTGGTTCGGAGGTATATCCAGATCCTCCATTAGTTACGTTAATACTAATGACTCTACCATCAATATCAACAGAAGCTTCTGCAGAAGTTCCTTCAAACTGCCAACGAATATTTCCAAGCAAAACAATACCAGAAGTATGAGTTGGGTATACATCTGGGGAACTTAATCCAGCGTCAAGAGAAATGTATCTGTTTCCATTCCATTTTACTCTAGATCCAGCTGGATATGTTCTGTCAAGTTGATAATCTGCCTCAAACTCAACCAGAGGTGGGTTTGTAATATCATAACCATCACCAGCATTTATTTGTTCAATATCAAGAAGACCACCAAACTTTTTAGTTTCTTCCCCTTTATATGAGAAGAGTGGGACACCGTTTACACCAATACCAATTTGCCCGATTGGCGTAGACTGTTTTGTGCTCTTAGTTTGTGGTTCTCTAGGAATTCTCTTGAGATATCTTTGGTTGCCTGGAACCAAATCATTAGGACCAAAGGGACCAATTTTATGAGAAGGAATTCCACTACTGGCTACAATGATATTATCATCAGATCTGTACGTATTCTGAATATCAGAAGTAAACTTTGAAATACTTGAATTAATGCTATTATAATCACTCTTACCAAACGAGAACTCCCTAGTTGCAATAAAGTCAACACTAACCCCTTGTTGTGGAGTTTGTGGGATTAAAATATTGAACGTTTTGCTGGATCCAATACCAATTACACTAAATTCAGAGTTGTAGATATCCTCTGGGCAATTCAGGATTTTTACTTTGTCGTCACGAACTAAATTGTGATCTTCTACTGTAGTTACTGTAGCAACGACACTGCCATTTGCATTTGGGGATCCAAGAGTAATCGAAGTTCCACGGAAAGCTCTTCTAACATTATAAATGAAAGAATCCCAAACGGAATCAATACTATCAAAACCAGGAGATACTGGAGTGGTAATTTTGCTGTCTGGCAAGTAATACTTACCACCAGAATTGAGTTCGATTCCTCTTGTACCACCAAACATGGAAATGGTAATCTCTGAACCATCTATGTTTGAGTATCCATATACTTTGAACGCTGCGATTACTGATTGACCAGCAATATGACTTGCTGGGGAAGTATTATCTCTCGCTCTAGTGCATCCAAGAAACTGAGTTACTGTTTTTTCCGAATATTGAATAATTTCATCTTCAATACGGAATCTACCATTTTGCTCTGGCCAACCAATCGTAGAATCAACGGTTACAATCGTATCAGTCAGAACATTGTCACCCAATCCATAGGAAAGAAGCGTTTTGTATGGAGTTACAAAAGTTCCTTCGGAATTATTGGTATCTACGTCAATTTCGTAAACAATACCTTCGTCGGTGTAAACTTCAACAACACTCTTTACATAAATTCTTGCAAAATTGACATTTGAGTCTGTTGAATCGTCTTGCTGGTATAAAACTTGCCCAACCAACTCTAATGGGTTCCCAGAGAGTTTTTTCGCTCTGATAACTTCTCTAGAAACGTAATATGCGTCAGATGGTTTGAAAATCCTGTCTCTTGGATACTTAATTTCAGATTCGACGCCGAAAATGGTCCTAAGGATGAATTGGAAGGATCTAGTTGTTCCCTTAGAAGCATAAAAGTCCTTAATTCTCTTTACGACAACGTTTTGCTCTACCGTTTCGTAAAAATCCTTTGGATAAATTGCTAAAAACTGCTCTTTAAACTTTTCTAAAATGTAAAGTGGGAATATGTTGTTTAAATTGACAACTGTAGACCCAATTGCATGTGCAGATGCAACAGTGTCACTAAAATTAAATTCTGCGGTTGTTCCAACAGAGGTTACGCCAGAGAATCCTCTTACGCAATTCTCAAAGGTAGTCGCACCTTTGCCATTATAGTAGATGATTTCATTATCTACTAAAATTAAACCTTCTTGGGGAAAATCCTTCGTACTCTGAACGTCAATTGCAGATGCAGAGTCAGAAAGAGAAGAAATCAGAGTGGTCTCTTTGACCAGGGAAGCATATCTGTCAACATTATAGTAATCATCCCAGTTTTGGATGATATCCGTTGGATTTCCCTTTAATTCTTGCGATTTATAGTAAGCCTTTACAAAATCAATGAAAGCTAGATAGTCCTCTCTTACAAAAGAGGGGAACTGAGAAAATACGCGGTCTGAAATCTGAGATTTAGACTCAGGACTAACCTCCGACGGAACTGGTGGAACAGTTACGGGAGTTGATGGTGTAGTCCACGAACCAACTTTCCAAGAAGATGTAGGCATTGTCGATTTTACTTATAACTGGACTCAATTGTGACGCCAGTTCCAGAAAGATTGGAACCGCTGCTAATCACGTCTTCAACAACGTTGATAACTGTATTATCTATGCCAATTGTCAGATAGGTTTCTCGGAGTGAAATCAAATCATTTGATTTTGGAACTGCGTTTACTCTAATCTGATTGGTTGTGTATGGGGTGCCGCTAATGATTAAGTCATTGATTACAATTTCTCCTAAATTATAATCAACAGTTCCCCAGAGACCGTCTGTATACTGCCTTTCTCCAGTCTCTTTGATGTAAAAGAGTTTAAGTTCTCCTTTTCCATCATCTTCAAGATAATATGTATTTGTTGTGTCACCTGCAAGGTTAAATCCTGTAGTTGTTACAGATGGATTATCAGAGGAGGCAAAGATTCTGTTACCATAGCAAATTTTGTAGTTGACCCTTGCATTGAGTTCAATAGAAACATTCTTTCTCATTGAGACTCTGGTGATGTTCGATGTGAATGAAACATCGGCATCATCAATGATTTTCTGTAACTTGGAATACTTAAATTTGCCGCCAAATTTATTGAACTCAGATCCAGCGTTCAGTGCATTCAAAGATGCAATAACGATATTCTTCAATTCTGCTTGAGTTCTTCTTGTTAAGTTTGGATTAAAGTATACAAAGCTAGTTAGATCAATATAAAGAACAGATGGATCAATAATCTTTGGTTCTACTGCTGCTACAGAATATTCTCTCAATTTCTTGAGAATATTATTCTTTTCAGCCAAAGATAACTTATCTGCGTTCTTTGGTTTGATTGCTAAAAATACCTTTCCATACTCAGGGGGGTCTGCTTCTTCACCACCGTAAGCTGAAATGGATTGGATATTAGGATAGATCTGTGGAATAAGAACCTCGTAGTCCCTCGTAGAAACCGCTCTACCGAACGATGAGTAGAACTTGGGTGCAGAGAACTTAATTGCCTCTGTAGACTCCCTATCTGCCCCTCCATCGGGGTTTGTGATCAATTCTACGGTAACACCACTAGTGATAGCAACACTGTTATTATCTCTGAGGGTTCCGATAAAATCAAATGCAGTTAGACCATTTGCACCAGATCCACTGCTAGTGGTATAGGTGACAGAAATAACATCTCCATCAAGCAGAGCTCTGCCAAGAACATCATCGCCAAAAAGAATCTCTGGTCTGCCATACTCAGATTCTTCTAAGAAGTAGACTTTCGACTCACCATTGATTTTTGTGATGTCAGTAGCTTTAAGATATGCTTCGGTTGTAGTTCCACTAGTAACTTCAATTTTTAATGTAGTGGTATCTACACTTTCATTAGTAAGAACAAATCTCTGTCTTTCTGTTACGTCTCTAACAAACGTATCGGTGAGAAAGACGCCTTCGTATAAATTTAAATTGGAAAATGTTGCGATTCCAGAAAGACTATCTACAGATACAGTCTGATCAGAATCAACCGAGAAGACAAAGTTATCGTTATCGTCACCAGTGAAGTTTAATACCAGTCCAGACGATAAAGTAACGGTCCTTGGATAAGGAAAACTAGTTTGTACGTTAATGTTGACGGGCATGAAAGAGGATCTTGCACTCCTAGGAGTGTATCCAATCATTCTTGCCAGTTTAACGACGTTCTCTCTTAAAACAGCGGTCTCAAGAAAGTTCTCATTGACAATCAGGTTTGCGTTTACCGCAGAATAATAAGTGTTATACGCCAGAATGTCCAAAAGGACAGTCAAAGACGATCCTTCAAAGTCATAATCAGAGAACTGAGACTGACCTTTGAGGTAATCTTTAATCTGGGCTTTAATTTCGTTAAATTCTAACGAATTTACCTGATTGAATGCCATTATGGTTTTAATACTAAATCTATGGAATCAACTTTCGGTTGTTGACCGAGAATAATATAACTAATTTTTGCAGACAACTCATTACGGTCTTCTTCAAAGTCTACAACGACTTCATAGCAAACAACTCTGGGTTCATAGTTGGTGATAGCATTTTGGATGCTATCTTCAAGTTCGGAACTTAATCCAGATGTGTAATTTTCAAAAAGCTGTGCAATAATATTCCCACCGAACTGTGGTAAAAATGGTTTCTCATAAAAATTATATCTAACGATGTTTTTTACTGACTCTTTGATCGCTTTTTCATTCTTAAGCGCCAAAACATCGTTAGTCACTGGATTTTTTTCAAAAGTTAGGCTAAAGTCCCTAAAGGACTTTGAGATAAACGCCATTTTTACAGTTCGACCTTGATTTATTTATCAGGGTTTCTTAAATCATTCGTGCCAACGCTCAACATAATCGTCAAATCCGCCTTTTCCACCGCAAGGACGGGACATTCGATCTTTTGGAGGTTCATTTTTCGCTTTTTTCGCCATTTCTAAGTATTTGTCACTGGCGGGAGATGTAATTAGTGTCATACCTGACTCAATAAATTCGTTTCCTAGGTCTACGGGTGAATTTGCCATAAAAAATCCTCCGAAAAAGTCCTTTTCAGAACTTTTAGGGAGGTTGCTATCTCCAAAATTATTTATTTACCTTGTCCACGATACCGTTTTCCACGACCATTACGGGAAGTTGCGGCGTAACTGGTGTTTTTGGACCTTCCTTGGGCAGTCATCTTGGGTTTACCAGGGACGTAGCTGCTTTTGTTGATGCCGACTTTCGCTTTTGCCATAGTTCTGTGTGAATTACCTTCAAATTTTACGGGTTTTTGGCGGTTTTGTCAAGGTCAACCGCCAATGTAAACTTTTTTAGCTCCTTCTGGGAGTCCATGATTGCCAACTTTGTCCCCATCACCGATGTCAGAACCCAATTTTCCACATTTTAGACCGTTGACATAGACTTTTTCTGATCCAGAGACGATTGCACGCTGAGTTCCAGCGTGCGTTGTGCTCCCACATGTGTGTGGAGCATACTGATCGTTTAATCTACCGACGTTTTTACCGCCTGCATAGACATTTGGAGACGCTTGAACCAGTTGTGTGGGGGGAAAACACCCTTCTCCTGTGCTGTAAGCGTCCAAAACTGCTGGAGTAGTCTTTGCCATCAGGTATATCTAACTTTATTGTCGATGATGTCTTGCATTTTATCTCTTCCGAGATCCCAATTATTCAAAATATTCTGAGTTACATCATACACATATGTAGTTGGAACACCTGCACAGATGGTTCTGATCGTATATGTGTAAGTAACTGTTCTAGATGCTCTAAAATCAGGCTTATAGCGAATCAGAGTATCAACGGGGTTTGGGATGTCTGTCTCATATTCGCCGCCAGTTGTATAAGCATCTGGTTGCACATTGTTCTTGTTGACTGTATAGATTCGTCCACCATCACTAGTAGAACTTGTTAACTCAGTAACAGGAGTGTGGTAACTCTTTCCAGTCGTATCATCACGGTATTCCCATTCACGCTCATCAAAGTAAGTCTCATTTAACGTACCAATCATCGAGATCGTCAGACTTGTTGATGGCGTAGCTGTTGGAATATAAACAATGTCACCAGTATTCGGGTAACCAGGATCGAGACCAGGAAGAATACCAGTGGGAAGTGCAGGGGATACCGCTGTCATAGTCACGTCTACAAGGACCTCTAAGGGTCCTGTAGGAGGCGGGCAGGGGTCTAGGATGATTGTGATAGTATCGCTGAAAGCGACGCCTATCGTAGCATCATTAAAAGTATACTTAGATAACTGTGCCATACCTTAGAGACCTTCGCGCCTAACGGCGCTACGCGATTTTTTACCCGCCAAGACTATTTAAACGATCTTCATGGTCACAAACGACATCGACCAGTCTCTCATACTGAGTTTCTCCTGGACGACGCATCATTAACTTAGAGTCATTTACACGCTTCTCTAAGGCATTTAAACGTGCCCATAGAAGCTCAATCTCAGCATCCCTATAGGCTCGAGCGGGGGTGTCATCTAACTCCACTTTTAAGTCTCTCCTTTTTAATGAATTTTTCTGATAGATCGAAATGCATGACCCAGTTTTCCGTAATGACGTAATATCCCGTCAGATCTTTCCCGTCATCAGTCCAACCATAACTCCTCACAGTCTCGTGAATGTCATCATGATCTAGAAGTTTGTTTGTATTGAGATAATGATTGTACTTCTGATGAAGATTGATCATAAAGCAACGGCTCCCTTCAAGTGTCGTGGAATGTCTCTCAGACTAATTATAGTGCCGCTGGGGGGCTTTGCAATATTCGTTGCAATGCTTAACTTATCTCGCTTGATCCATGCTTCCTTCTTGGTCCAGGTCTCATAGAATTTTTCTTTGTCAGAGGTGATCTCTGAGGGGCTAAAAAATCTGCGGGAAATTTTTTCAAATGGGCGGTCACGCATAACCTCAATATCTATGCCAATTGGCATGGATCCTACCGCAATTGCCACGTAGTCGGCAGTGTCGGATTTACTCCAATGCACCGTGGCAGGCGATTTGCAGTGCAATCTCCCCTCTAGGAAATCTGCGATGCAAGCTCGGATAATCTTGGAATGGGCGATTTGGGGTTCCTCGAAAAGGTATACGAGAAAATTTTCCCCCAAAAAAATTTCTGAAATAGGGATCCTAAGTTTTTCAACGAACATGATAGTACGGACGCGAATGCAAGACTTTATAGATTAGCTCTTTGGGTCCCCTTTAGCTAGGGGGGGCACCGCCCCGAAGGGCGGCGACTGCCTCTGCCCCCTACTCGAAGGTGGGGATGGCGGCGATCGCCTCATCGTGGTAGCGGTCGGCGTAGACACCAGCGAACCACCAACCCTCGTGCGCTTGAATCTGACCAGCGAAGACAGACTGGGGAGAGGTCTCAGTCTTGCGGGGGACGTAGCGGATCTCACGGGTGGTGAGGTCGGATGCCATGGAGAAGATTGCCATTTGTCTGGTGTGTGTTGTTGTGGTTAGTCTAGACGGTCTGTGCCTTGGC